CGTATCACACTTCGACAGCGCCCAGCAGATAGCCTCACTATCTACGTTGAATGCGTTCTTATGACCAGCAATGTTACGGTGTGAGCCTGCATGTAGCGTGCCGTTATGCATCAGGGTAATGTCACCGTGCTGGAAAGGGTGAGCGTTCATGTCGCACACAGCACCAGCAGTAGCGGCGCGGTTATGTCCCATGAGTACACGCCCATGTGTAATGGCTGTGCTTGCCATCTTATCCCACACCCGTGTAAGCAGGAACTCCATACCTGTCACGGCACGTTTGTGTGCGAACACATGATCAACCTGCTTACGGCTGGCAGGACGACTGATCATTGCAACACCTGTGCTATCCCAACCACGGATGGTATCAAGATAGATCAGATGTTCCATTGCTTTAATGTCAGGCTTTGTTACATTGTTAACTGCTAAACCAACTAGACCACACATGTTTCTTACCTCAAATTAAATTATTCTAGAATACAATTACTCGCCACGGCGTGCAGCAGGGGCGGGGATAGGCTCGTACCAATCAATAGGATCACCGTTCGCTGGTGCGTTGCGGGGCTGACCTGCTTGTACTTCTATTCCAGCAGCCTCCATAGCGCGCATAGCTTCAGCATCGAACAGAACATCACGACCATTCACCTGTTGTGCCTGCACACGCACCTTCACTGGCTCCGCTGGTGCGACTTCCCCATGAGCATAGTTAAACTCATACAGTGCCATGCTTATGTCCTCCAGTAACGCAAGCATGCGCTTGAAGGAGGGCTTCTTCTTCCAGCGATAGGCAGTGATCAGCTGTGATGCTGTGTTACGCACCAGCTCCGCTGTTACAGGCCCATCTTTAAACTCCGTGCGTGCTGCCCGAACTAACATATCAATGTAGTCCAGTCGTGTGGTCAGATGCTTCGCATCATTAGCACCGTTGAACATACGGAATTCGAATGTGCCCAGATCGTTGAGACGATATGTACCAAGGGCCATGTACTTATAATCAATCTGCCCCAAGTTAGGGAGCATGCGCCCGCCATCAGCCATGAGATAGTACAGTGTGTTCTTCAGGTAAGTGGATGCCTGACTGATAGGGATACAGTACGGAGACTCAAAGCGTCCATCATCAAAGAACATAGGCTCCAGCACATAGTAGGTACAGAACAGACCGGCCAGTTGAGTGGGTGTCAGGTCCGCCACGTTTACATGGATGTGCAAACTGGTGCGGTAGTTGTGTGTAAAACCTGCTGCCTTACCATATGCAGCCCACTCTTCGAGCAATGCATGTGCCTTGTCGTAGGGGTAACCTGTCTTGAAGATGTACTCTTGGCCGTGGTTGCGGAGGCTGCCGTCACGTTCTAGTTTCCAACCCAGCACATCCTCCGCACCTGCTGCATCTTCTACTTCAATCTCCACACCAAACAAAGTGCCCTTGCGGTACTGAGCGTGCGTTGCTTCGGTCAGAATATCAGCTACAGTTTTCATTGCATTCTCCTATTCTAGAATACTTAGTACTTTAATACATGTACGTTTTACATGAGGCGTTGCGTTACCGCGCCATGACATTACACCATCCTTCAAGTCACCCACATGCCAGCACTTGAAGAACACCTTACCACCCACAGTGAGTGCCACATCAGGGGATAATGCTACGGATACCCATCCACGCTTGAACATGCGGCGTGCCAAGCCCTTGGTTGGGAACGTAGGGTCATACAGCTCAACACCACCGAACTCTAATGCACACTGCGACCGTACCTTACGTACACCACGGTCAGTTACACTTACAACGTCGAGGTTGGAGGTCTTAGGACCACGGCGATACTGTTTACATGCACGCTTGGAGCAGAACACAGCTGACTTAGACTGTGTACTATTACGCATGCCCAGTGACGGCCACTTGATCTCCACTGTATTAATGTCAACAGGCTCACCATACACACCACCACGAGCAACCAGTTGATTCTCGTCACCGTGAAGGATGACAGGTATGCGTTCACCATCCTGCATTGCAGAGTACACACACCCGCCGTAGTTTAACTCGTAGTCACGATCAGCAGGTACGTTCTTATAGCGCATGGTTACCCACCTCTGGTAGTTTAATGTTCAGTGCATGTACCACCAGCTCAGCACCCTCACGATCTCCGGTATTAATGATGCGCTGAATCTCGTCAGCACCACCGACCAGATCAACCACCTCATCGACCTGAGAAGCCCATGCTACGGCGGCTGTAGCCTGCTCGAATACCCACCGCTTCAGCTCGTCGGACTGCAACCAGAAGTTACTGAGTACACGATACTCCACGCCGTAGGGTTTGAACCGGCACGCACCAGCGCTACCATACAGCTCACGACGACGCACATCACCATCGAGAAGTACAGATGGTACACCCAGCAGCAGGTCACAAGCACGTGCTACCTTAAGGCTATTCATTTCAGTCGGATCATCATACCCGATGTGTACATGCCCACCAGCTGTACGCAGGGTAGCACCCTCAGCTTGTGGTCCTTCGTTCCAGTCCATAGCCCAGCAGTTGAAGTCAGGATCACACCCGAATACAAATGCCTGCTCACCACCCTCAGCCAACTGCTCAGCTGTGTACTCATGCGATGACTTGAACAGTAGGCTCAAGCCAAGCGGAGCGAGGATGTTATCTAACTGCCCGACCACACGGTCAATGCAGCTAATGAATTCTTCAGCAGTAGAGGCAGGGTCTGTGTTGAACTCAGCCAGCACGTTGTCCTCCTGTACTGCACCACCCTCAACAGGGCGTGGTTCTTCTTTACTACCCCCGATCTTACCAACTGAGATACCAACAGTACCGTCAGCGTTAACAACAAATGCTTCTGGATCAGTGCCAATTGTAATTGCCATGACTAATTACCCCACAGTTCGAATGCTAATGTTACAACGAAACCCACGACAAACATGCCGCAGCTGATGTACAAGTAGCCCTTTACAAAGGCACTTGCTACCTTTCCTGCATGAAACATATTCTAGAATACCTCAGTCGTTGAAGATAAACTCAACCAGCTTGGTCTGATACCAATGCCAGCCCTCACTATCAGTAGGCATGTACTCAGGGTGACCCTGCACGCACAGCGCCTGCGTTTGTGGATAGTACACAGCTTCCACTACGTCAATGGATGTATGCCCACCATCAACCGGCACACCCTGCCACTCTTCAGTAGCATGTGGTCCCACTGCCAGTACCTCATAGCTGTCGTCATCCAGCTGGAATGGGTACATCATCTGGTGGTGGGTACTTGTGATAGAGGTGAGACGTGCACCTGTTACGGGATGGAACAGATCATGTGTGCCATGAATACCATGCCCTTGTATATGCTGCACCAGTTTACCACCATTCATAACGGTGAGGAACTGAGAGCCACGACAGATACCACACATCTTAGCACCCACATCCAGACCCGCATGAAATATCTCAGCCTCTCGTGCATCGCGGCGAGTATCATAGTGGGTGGTGTAGTGTGGATGCTCGTCGTACAGGTACGGATCAACGTCAGCACCGCCAGTGAACACGAGCACATCAGGCTTCAGCTCATACACATCAGCTTCGGATGCCACCATAAAGAGGCCGCCATGTTCCATGAAGGGGCGTGCGTATGCACCAGCACCACCAACGATAGCTATTTTCTTAGCCATGATATGTAACCTCACCTGTTTCTTTATCAATCGTTGCATTGAACCACTCGCCAATAAACTCTTCGACTGTGGTATCCATAGTCAGTGGGTTTGGTATCTTCGTGCCACCACCACCCCACATCTGTTGTGCCTGAGAGTATCCACCAGCCACATCAAGGCGCTCGACCTTGCCAATCTCACGCACATCAAATGAAGGGTCATTCATCTTGCGTGCAATGCGGATGTTACTTTCCTTACCGATGTAGTTAATGCCGATCTGCTGGTGCCCAGAACCAAAGGTGTTATTGTACTTGGCATCGTCGCCGGTATACAAAGACCCCATGATAAGGGCCACGTATGGTGGGTAACCTGCATCAAGGAAGATACAGACAGGCTTAACAGTTGTGAACAGCATGCCCAGACCCTCTTCAGGGTAACGGAACCATGATGCCACGTTCAACCACCAGTCACCACGCAGGTCGTTGCGAATCTTAATGCCGTGATCTGGATTGTCACGATCACCACCTAACAGGCACTCCATCGGTGCGTCAGGGTTGAGTACTGAGTTGCGGATAGCAGGTACTGCGAGCAGTGCTTCGTAGAACTGCACGGATAGCTTGCGCTGGGTCGCATCGACCTTATCAAACGGACGCTGGTCCCCGTGAATACGTGCATGATACTGCATGTAACAGTCTTTGATATGATCAAGGTGGACACGACCGCGCAGGTTAGCCCAACACGCAGCCTCCCATGCCTTGTATACCTGTCCATCATCTGCTGCCTTGCGCATTTCCCAATTGATGCCCATGTTATCACCTCTTGTATTCTAGAATACATTAAACGTTGGTCATGCTATCAGCACGCACCATGAAATTAGATTTGTCCTGCGCCACCTTCACTAGTGCGTCAGGGTTTAAGTGTGGGTTGTAGATAGCAGCCTTCCGATAACGGAACCACTCATGCAGCTCGTGCAACTCAGCATCTTTGATCAGCTTGTACACGATACCTACTATCTCTTGATCACATGCAAAGTCAGACACCCACGCCTTAGCACCAGACCATTGAGCGCGCTTGCCTGTCAGTGAGCATGTACCATTCACATGTAGCTGGATGTAAGGACGCCCATCCTTCTCATGCACACCGATGCGCCAGCCTTTCTTGTATGTGATACGCTCGACCACCATCAACACATGCAAACGACGACGGTCTTTCTTTGTACTGCTAGATGACAGTGCGCTTGGCAGGTATGCAGAAAGCAACCGTGTCATAGACTTCGCCCAATTCTCCAACGACCGCATAACATTCATCCTCACTCACATCATATACATGTACACCTGTCTCAGTGTACACCACAAGTTCCATGCGCAGGTACTCATTAGCCTCCGCGCTACGCGCTGCTACTGTCATGATAACAGCGCACATTACAAGGAACGACCAGAAACATATACCTTTCATGTCATTCACCTATTCTAGAATATGTTTACAAACCACGCCCATTGCGTGCGTTCTCGTCTATCTCTTTGCGATGGAGCTGCCCAGCATTCCAACGCTTGTGATCCACTGGTTCAGTGTCCAGCATGGGCTTACCAAAGCAGTAGACACACAGCAGTGCGGACAGCCAGCATTCAAACCCTTCGGTCACAAAGACTAGGAACAGAGCGAACACAGCAGCACCAAAGAACAGCGTACCTGTAACGCTGTGTATGATTTCTTGTTTACGATTGCCCATCATCAAGCCCTTCTCTCATATCATCAACGAATGTACTCAGCTCGTCTATTATATCAGTAGCTGCTACCGTTGCAGGTACAGCTGTATTGTGCACGCGTGTCGGTAGATTCTTAACACGCGCAGCGTGCTTATTATATAAGCGTACCAGCCTATTGAACTCTCGTGTCGTCATCACCAAGCACCTTCTCAATTGATTCAGCAAAGCCAACCCACTCGTAGTTAGGGGAAGACTCCATTATGATACGACCACTGGCGTGTACCTCTTTGATCGTACCCTCAATGGTGCGTGTTGCACTGATACGAAACAGCGCGGGCTTACCTACTGCTGCCAACAGCTCGCGAATCTTCATAGCGCACCCCAGTATAAGAACAACTCTGTTACTGTATAGGCAGCACCACATACAAATACCACAGCGACAGCACCGACAATACTATTAAGTGTAACCTTTTCAAAATCCATACCGTTCACCTATTCTAGAATACAAAGGACGGGTGCAGCCAGCATTGACTGGCTGTTCATACCTAGCATGCGACTAGGACACCCGCAAACTGTTACGCACGCATCTCAATAACTTCAGCGTCCTGTACCTGCTGAGGTTCCACGTCAATAGCGTCTGCAATAGCGCCCATCTGTGCAAGGAACTCATTCACCAGACCATCGGCAATGTCGGTGCGGTCCATAGCTTCGAGGCGTTCCATTGCAACCTGTACCTCGCCAGCGCGGAAGGCGGACCACTGGATAGGTTGTGCATTCTCAGCTGCCTTTGCCTTGGCTTCTTTAATCTCTTTGCGCTTAGCACCTACATCCTTACGCAATGAGCTTTCAGTAGTGTACAGCTTCAGGTCGAAGTCCAATTCCATTGCACCTTTGATGTTAGATTTAGCCTGAGTCCACTGTTTAGGCAGTGTCTTAGACTTGCCGCTTGCCTTGTATGCCACTTCAGCAGTAGCACAACGTTTAAGGAATTCTTCCTTATCACCTTCACACTCATCCTTTGCCAGCTCCATAAGAGTCTGGGAGATAGATGCTTTACGGTCGTTGATTGCCTGCTGTCCCTTGTTAATCAGAACCTGCAATCGTGCTGTTTCAACCAGCGCAGCATAGAAAGAATCTACAGTACCATCGTTGTGTGCAATTGAGTTAGACATGACGTTCACCATTGTGTTGTGTTGTAGTCTAGAATAGGTCACTGTGCCTACTCCGTAGTATGCATACTGAAAGGCTCCCGTACTGGCAAGCCTTTTATATTCACACTCTTTTAAGCTTTACTAAGGGCTTGATGCTTGCTAGGCAAAGTAACCCTTAGCTTACTTGACCGTAGGTCGCACAACGTATCACCCTGATACTTGCCACGCTAGGTCCGAATATCGACAGGGTTCCAACCCCACGTCCTTTGTCTTAACGGCCACTTCCTGTAACCTGACTTAACTTTAGACTATGCTCGCCAACTATGCAAGCACAATCTCAAAATTATTTTAACGCATCAATCATAGACTGAAGACCTTCACGCATACCATCAACAGACGGAGCCAGCAAGATATAGGCAGCAGCCACCACAAACAAAGCACTTAGCGTATATTCAATTACAAGTTTCATCTGACTAACTCCTATCTGGTTAATGGATGGTACACCTAAAGCTTAGACCACTATCTGGAAGATACAAAATTCTTTTTAGAGCTATTTGATATAAGGATATAACAACAGGCAATAACACACTGCTATAGAAGGAACGCGCACGCGGTATAGCACACTATCATCAACAATGCAAGCAACACCGTAATGGATATGCATACAGTACTGGACATACATACAGTATTCTGGAATAGATAAGCAAGCTACATGCCAAGATACATGCACCGTACAGGGCAATTGGGCCTAGCTATTATGCAGTGGGGGATGATAAAGAATTGCAATGCACCATGCAACTATTACTATTAATGCATGCAATGCAAGATATGGGCCATGCATATAGAATGATTGTGCATATAGAGAAGCAAGAGGGGTATAAGGGGGTGCGGGGGTCTCATTGTATGGTGCACTGGAGCATAATAATTTCTATGATAAATCGGGACATGGGGGATATGTGCATGAAGGGCTGTGCTCGGCTCTAGTCCATCACGATCCTCGCACTAAGAGCTATGGGGGGATATGCAATTAGATGCAAATTAAATTGAACTTTCGTGCATTCTTGTTGTCTAATACTTATATATGATTAGTTATGATTGATTAGTTAAGCGCGCTCCTTAAGAGAAGCGCTTTAACAGTGTCAGTATTTACTTTCGGAGGTCTGTCCGTTGAACACGCACCTAAGTTATGACGAGTTAATGCGTAGTCCTATAAACTACGTTTACGGCTACTACCTAATGGCCTCGTACCTGTACTACGTACGTTACGTGGATAGTCCATTCACAGATACACAGTTTGACAATCTATGCAAGCGTCTCCTCACAGAGTGGGATGACGTAACACATAAGAACAAGAACTTATCAAGTCCCGAACTGCTTAAGGCAGGTACGGGTTATTCAATTCAAGCATGGGAGTACCCTAGCGGGCTACGCTGGTGTGCTGATAGATGGCAGGAGTCGTATGACAAGAGAGGAGAAGAATAAGATTAGGCATGTCGTAACGCAACTTGAGGTTGCTGTACGGAATGGATATGACACTGTAGACATCCATAGGCAGTTGGACGATTTACTGAGTGACCACTTACGTAGAGAGGATTTAACTTATGTCGAAGGCAAAGAAGAGTAAGTACGTAGCACGTATTGACCTTAACCCTTATAACATTGACATTATTGTTTGTATCGGTGATAAGGGATTAGATAAAGCCCGTGAACAAATTGGCCTCAACTTTGAGGAGAGCTGGTATTCCCACAACGGTATTGGTGGCGGGGTATACATGATGGATGAGTACACTACCATCCTCTGTGTCCTGCATCGGAATGAACCAGAGGTGCTGGCGCACGAGTCGCTTCACATCCTATCATACGTTATGCAGCATGCAGGCATGAAGTGGGATGTAGATAATGACGAGAGCTTAGCCTACCTTATTGGGTACACTGCTAAAGAACTTGACGCTGCTTGGAATAAAGCTCACAAATAAATTGAACTTTTCCCTTTTCCTGTTGTCTAAAGATGTGAGGGTACAAAAGTGCCCGACTAATTTAATGGCCGCAGCTTAGGCTGCGTGTACACGAGGAGGTGATCCTATCTACCTGTTGGGCTAATCCCCCAATACATGTTACGACATGATGGGCAGTGTAGAGGTTTGTGGCACCTCTCCGTCGAAAGCCACCCCTATTTTGGTATATAGCATAACCGGTAATGCACCTCACTGTTAATGAGGTTGATGTAGGTTCGACCCCTACTATACCAGCCAGAACTATCCGTAAGTAGTCCTCCACACTACTACCCCGAGGGGCCGCCTAGCCCCTTCCCCCTTTAATAAGAGGATTGACAAATGAAAGTGAGCGTAGTCTCCCAGACTGGCACAGGTCAGTCCGCTGCCGTGATCCCCCAATCAGCTGACGTATTCAACGCGGGCTTTGGCGCGGTTGTATCCGGTACAGTAACATATACTATCCAGCATACCTTCGATGGTACTAACTGGTACGATCATGACGCAACCGATCTGGTTGACGCCACAGCTAATCAGGATGGCAACTATGCATACCCTGTAGCTGGTATTCGTGCAAACGTAACCGCAGGTTCTGGTACAGTAACACTTACAACTATTCAAGCGGTACGATAAGATGGCGGTCAGCGGCGCGTCCGTAGGCGGCGGTAACTTATCAGACGGTCTTGGTTCAGGTGGTGGTGGCGGTGGAGCTATCCCGACTGGTGATATTCGAAATTACACTACTATTACACAGGTAATGACTAACGTAGGTACGCCTCCGTTTGGTATGCAGTTTGGTGATAGTGGTAACAAGTTATACATTGCAGACGCAGGTGGAGATCGCGTTAGCGAGTTCCCTCTGTCTACAGCCTATGATCCTTCTACAGCAGGAGCAGCGTCCCATTTCTCAGTCTCTGCACAAGAGACTACTATTGGCGGTGTTGCATTCAAACCAGATGGCCTTAAGATGTTTATCTGTGGTCAGGCTGGTGATGACGTAAACGTTTACACGTTGAGTGTTGCGTGGGATGTTACGAGCGCGACGTTTGATTCAGTAGCCCAGAGTGTAGTCACAAACTCAGCCAACCCTATCAGCTTATCCTTTAAGCCTGATGGTACTAAGATGTTTGTAGCAGACGCCTCTGGTGGCGACAACGTGGATGAATACGCATTGAGCGTAGCTTGGGATGTTACGTCTCTTACATATACAGACTCCGTTGGGTTGACTGGTGTAACTTCCTGCAATGGTCACGCTTTTAATAGCGATGGCACTATTCTTTATATTGTTGATCACGGCCTTGACGCTATCGGGCAGTTCAACTTAACTGATTCCTACGACCTGTCTACAGGTACAGAACAGCTGTATATGACACGCACAGTCTCTGTAGGTAACGTCATGGGCGGCATCGCTGTAAACGATACAGACACAGTACTCTACTTCGGTGATACTGTGAACGATGATGTCTTTAGTTTAACATAATGAATAAGGCAGCTGCACTTGTGCTGGTTGCCCTACTATCAGGCTGTAGTGCTATCGACGCACTTAAGCTTGCATCTTCTGTTGGAGGTGACCCGGCACCGAGCATATCAGCTCAGGTGGGTAGAGAGGCCAACAAGCAGGTGATCGTAGGAGACCAGAGTAAGACAGAGGTCGAAACCGAAATAGAGGTCGGGGAGCACAGTGAGGTGGAAGTAACCACCGATAGTCGTAAGGTCGATACAAACATCGACGGTGACATTAAGGCTGACAAAGTTAGCTTCACGAACATTCCCCCTCATTTTATTTATGCTCTCACGGCATTCGCCATATTAGGTTGGGTGCTTCCAACCCCAATGCAAATGTGGAGATCACGACGTGGAAGACATAAGTAAAACTTGGAAGGACGAGTACTGGGCTATCGTACTAGGATTGCCCTTTCTCGCCACCCTTCTCTATCCCCCTTGGGGAGCAGCTATTTTCGCAACCCTAGCTACAGTACCTGTATGGTATCAGTATACGCTAGGCTCAGTTATATTCGCAACATACGGGATCAAAGCATGGCGACCTATCTCTACCACTGTGAAGCAGATGGCAACGAAATCGAAGTCAAGCACGGAATGAATGAGACACCCGTCATCCACTGTGAGGTGTGTGAGGGTATAATGCATAAGAAACTAACACCAACGTACGTGGGCGTAGTTGATAAGTTCTTTGATGGTAACAACCACGAGGACACGCTATACCGGCGATACAACTAAGGAGACACTATGAGCCTGCCAATTCCAGACGAGCTTGCTGGCACTACACAGGCTCTCTTCTACGAATTTAGACACCAGTCCACCAGCTCCGTAAAGCCCCCTTATAACTTGAAGGACAAGGATTGGAAAGGTACAAAGTCTATGTACTTACTGTACATGGAATACGACACTGAGTATGACGCTGCTTTAGCTCTACTCGGTTCATGGCCCCACTGGGAGAAGCTTTGCAAGACAAAGTGGTTTGCCCAGCACAAAGAGAAATGGGATGCCGAGCGCAAGCTGCGCGACGAATCACTCGCACGTAAGACTCTATTAGAGCAGGCGAAAGATGGTAACGTCACCGCTGCCAAAGCCATTCTCGCGAAAGAAACCCAACGCGGTCGCCCTAAGAATAAGCAGGTTGTAGCTAAGGATGATAGCAAGGAGATCGACGATATGTACGAACGCATGCACGTTATTCGGGGAGGCAAAGAATGATTGATCCATTTACACTACTACCTGTGGCAGTCATCTTACTGCCTATCGGCTGGTTGTGGCAAAGGCAGGTTAAGATGGCAGCGAAACTAGACGACACTTATAGTAAGAGCGAGACGAAGGAGATGATTGACCTCAAGAACAAACCTATTCAGGATACGCTTGAGCGCAACACACAAGTCTCACATGAACTGGCTAAGGCTATTCAAGAGCTTAAGATTGAATTGGCCAAGATGAATAAGGGGTAAGCTGATGGCGAGTGCAGCGCAGAAACTCAAAGACCTACGAGATGCTTGCGAGTCCTCACTCTATACGTTTGCTTGCACGGTAGAGCCACACCGCTTGTACGGTGAGGTCCACAAAGAACTATTTAATTGGTGGCAGAATCATCATGATGGCAATCTTAATGACGAGTCTCTGGACAACTTATTGGCTTTGTTGCCACGAGATCACCAGAAATCACACTGCATGGCAGTGCTTGCGGCTTGGTTTATTACACGTGACCCGAGCATAACTATTATTTATACATCTGCTACTGCGTACCTATCGGAGCAGCAGCTGTTGGATATCAAGAATATCCTAGAGAGTAAGACCTATCAACTGCTGTGGCCTGAGATGATCCATAAGGATGTCGGCAAGCGCCACACTTGGAACAACAATGAGATCGTAGTTGATCACCCCGCTCGTAAGGCTGCCGGTGTTCGAGATGCTACGGTACTTGCTGTGGGTCTAACGACAAACACCACGGGACTTCACTGTAAGGTGTTGATGAAGGACGACGTAGTTGTACCTGACAATGCATACACTAATGAAGGTCGCCGTAAAGTAAACGCTGCATGTTCGCAGCTTGCTTCCGTCCTGACAACAGGCGGTAAAGAATTTTGTGTAGGCACACGATACCACCCAGCTGATCACTACAATGACCTGAAGGAAATGAAACAGGAAATCTACAGTGACAAGGGTGAGGTAACAGGAGAGACCGAAGTATACGACATCTTCGAACGTGTGGTTGAGGAGAACGGTGTGTTCTTATGGCCGAAGGAATATATGCCTGACGGCAAAGGCCATCATGGATTCGACTGGAAAGAGCTGGCTATTAAGAAGGCCAAGTATCTTGACAAGACTCAGTTCTTCGCACAGTACTACAACAACCCGAACGATATGGAAAACCAGCGCATTGATCGGTCACGCTTCCAGTACTACGAACAGAAGCACTTGACTCAGAAAGGCGGCTACTGGTACATGCACGATGGACATGGTGATGCCATGCGCAGGCTTAACGTCTACGCGGCAGTTGACTTTGCATTCAGCCAATCTAAGAATGCGGACAGCACCTGTATCGTTGTGATCGGTGTGGACCACGAGTTCAACATCTATGTGTTAGATATCGAACGGTTCAAGACAAACAAGATGGACACCTACTTCTCGAATATTGTTTCGATGCACAACAAGTGGGAGTTCAAGATGCTCCGTGCCGAGGTAACTGTGGCACAGGAAGCAATCGTAGAATACATTAAAGATGAGTGTCGTAAGAACGGCATGGCTTTACGGATTGATAGTCACCGCCCTAACAAATACATGGGTGCCAAGGAAGAACGTATCGCTGCTGCTCTGGAACCACGTTACCAGAACATGCAGATTTATCATTACAAGGGTGGCTATTGCGGAATGCTTGAAGAGGAACTCATGCTTGAGAACCCACCACACGATGATATTAAGGATACGCTTGCTATCATTGTTTCAGGCAACATCCATAAGCCATCTCAAGGATTGACCCGTGATGACAACGTAACTCAAATCAACTATCACCCACGATTCGGAGGCATGATGTAACATGGCTGCCAATTCTTTTGACGTAAGAGCTGTGCTATCACCGGATCAAGTTGCCGATGAGATCGCGGTTAAGTATGAGAAGTGGAAATCAGATCGACATGTATGGGAAGAGCAGACTATGGAAGTCCGCAACTTCCTGTACGCTACGGACACACGCACTACCAGTGCTGGTGGCAACCCGTTCAAGAACTCCACTACTACACCTAAGCTATCTCAGATCGCACAGAACCTGAAAGCAAACTACATGAGCCATATGTTCTCTAACCCTGAGTGGATTAACTGGGAGACAGAGAGCAAGACCGATGAACTATTCAAGAAGAAGAGTTCCATTGAATCTTATGTACGCACGAAGATGCGCTTGAATGGTTCCATGCAGATCATCGACGCGCTACTTGATGATTGGATTCAGACTGGTGTGTGCTTTGCACGACTGGTTTATGTAAATGAGGCACACGTTGACGCTAACGGACTTGCAGTTCCCGGCTACATCGGTCCTCGTATCGAACGTATTTCCCCACATGACATTGTGTTTAACATCGCAGCAACCTCTTGGGAACGCGCTCCTAAGATTGTTCGCTCCCTTGTAAGTCTTGGTGAACTGGCCCGCCGTGCTATGGACGAACCAGAGAACACCATGTGGACAGAAGAGACTATGAACCTTATCCGAGGACGCCGCCAAGCATTGCGCGGTGCAGCTAAGCAGATCAGTAAAGCTGACTCAGATAAGACCCGCCAATACATTGCAGATGGCTTTGGCTCAATCACTGAGTACTACAACTCAGACTTGGTTGAGGTGCTTGAGTTCTACGGTGATTGGTATGACATCGACACAGGTGAATTCAAGAAGAACCACGTGATCACTGTCGTTGACCGTGTACATGTTGTACGCGAAGAGCCTGTTGATAACTGGCGCGGTACGCCTTACCTGTACTTCAGTGCATGGCGTGAACGTCCAGACAACTTGATGGGCATGGGTCCACTAGATAATCTGGTGGGTATGCAGTATAAGATTGACAAGCTTGAGAACTTGAGAGCTGATGTGTTTGATCAGATCGCCAACCCTACAGTGGTTGAGATCGGTGACGTAGAGTTCTTCGGTGTACGCGGCGCTCCCGGCCAACGCTTTATCACAGCGGAAGGCGGAGACGTTAAGCACCTACGACCTGATACTACAGCACTGTCTGCTGATCTACAGATTGCCAACACAATGAACTTGATGGAAGAACTGGCTGGCGCACCACGCGAAGCGATGGGTATGCGATCTCCCGGTGAGAAGACTAAGTTCGAAGTGCAGGTACTTGACAATGCAGCTAACCGCTTGTTCCGTAATAAGGTACGCAAGTTTGAGTTGTTCCTTGAGAACATCCTGAATGACTTCTTGGAGATGGCACGTCGTAACCTCGACGGTGCTGACATGGTTCGAATGCAGGACGAAACGTTCGGCGTTGAACAGTTTGTTACCATCACTAAGGAAGACATTACTGCCACTGGTAAGATGTACGCACGTGGCTCTATGTTATTCGAGAAGCAAGCCAACTCATTGCAGAACCTAAACATGATCTTCAACAGCCAAGTTGGTCAGTTGATTGCCCCTCACATGAGCCGCAAACAGCTTGCACGAATCGTAGAAGACCTGCTGAGTGCAGAGTCCTTCAAACTATTCACAGACAACGTTGGCATTATCGAGGACATGGAGACCCAGCGTATTGCACAGGCTGGACAGGAACAACTAGAAGAGGAGTCCATGACCGATGGCTCAATCGACGGAGATGAAGTTCCGGCTGAGCAGGTCTAACTATTTAAGTGAGGAAGAGAGTGCTATGGTTGAAGAGGCCACGGCACTCATGCCTCTACTTGAGAGTGTGATTGATCGACAGCTAACGGAAGTAGAGAATAAACTGGATAGTGAGGAACTGTTCTCGCTACCCGCGTACAATGAGCGAATGATCGACCTGATTGCTCAGCGACGCACCTTAAAGAAAATCAAAAAGCTATTTGGAAAGAACTGAGGAAATAACTGTGACCACAGAAAACTCACTATTCAACAACGATAACCAAGCCCCAGCGTCCGACCAGACTCCGGGTACACCAGCCGCCACCAACGATCAGCCAAGTCTGTTCCATGTAGGTGACGACAAGAAGTTCGGCACTATTGATGAATTGGATAAAGCCTACGGCCATGCCAATGAACACATCGGTAAGATTGAGACTGAGAATGCAGAGATGCGTAAGCAGCTTGAAGAACTCACGAACAAGAACAGTGCCGTTGATAAAGTCCTCGCAGCTTTGAAGGGCGAGCAGGAGACTGACGACAATCAGCCACCAGCCGCAGAAGAAGCACCAGCAGTTGAGGATGTAGTAGCCAAGTTGCTCGCAGAGCGCGAAGCTACATCGACTAAGGAGACCAATCTTGCTAAGGTACGTGATGCATTGTCTGCCAAGTACGGAGACAAGACAAACGATGTATACGTTGCACGCGCTAAGGAACTCGGCGTAAACCTAGATGATCTGTCTGCTACGTCACCCGATGCAGTACTTGCACTATTCGGTACAGCTGCTCCTGCACAACAGGCGGCACCCGTATCTGGTGTGAATACAGCACACCTACAAACTAATACAGAAGATCCGGCATCCCCAGAAGCACGCCACGCTCGTGGTGAGATTTCTCGTGAAGAGAAGTTCCGTTTGCAGTGGGAAGCTGTTAAATAATAATTAAGGAGAATACCTATGTCTGGTAACAACACCGGCAATACTCAGTCTCTGATCCGTTCCGAACTCTGGCAAGCACAGCTTGAAGAGATTCTGCACGAACAGTTGCTCGGTATGCCTATGGTGCGTCAGCTTGACTTCCCTGATGGTTCCGCGTTCACCATGCCGTCTATCGGTACTGCGCTGGTACGTGACCTGCCTGAAGGTGCGGAAGTAACGTTCGATGCGCTGGATACTGGTGAAGTAACTATCACCATGAACGACCCTGTAGTTGCAGCTAACTCTGTTTCTAAGATTCTGATGGAAGATTCCATGTGGCGTAATGACATCATGGCTACCATCCCTGTAGAACAGGCAGCAGCAATCATGGAACGCTTTGAGACTGACGTGTTGGCTCTGGCTAACCAGCAGTTTGCGGGTACTTCCAATGCCAACGCAATCAATGGTGTTGACCACCGTCGTGTAGCGTCTGGTACTAACGAGACTATGGCCCCTGCTGACTTCGCGTTCGCTGGCTACTCTCTGAAGAAAGCCAAGATTCCTAACCAGAATCTGGTGGCAATCGTAGACCCTTCTGTTGCTTATGCACTGGAGACTTCTACTAACCTCGTGAACGTATCCAACAACCCACGTTGGGAAGGTATCATCGAGACTGGCATGGCCAACAACATGCGCTTCGTTAAGAACGTATATGGCTTCGACGTGTTCGAATCCAACCTGTTGCCTACTGCCAACGAGACTATCGGCGCACGTACGACCACTTCTGGTAAGGCTAATATCTTCATGTCTATGGCACGAGATTCTATCCTACCGTTCGTACTGGCATGGCGTCGCCAGCCTGTGCTGGAAACCGAGGACTCTCTGGTTCGTCAGGAGACTCAGGTAGCCACCACTGCACGTTGGGGTACTGGTCTGGTTCGAGATGAGAACCTTGTTGTCATTCTGTCTGACGACGATCAGGTCTGATTGATGGGGCTTCGGCCCCTCTTCCAACTAATTAGGAGAATAACTAATGACTCGTGTAGCCATTACCGCTGGCTCTACTGCTGGCTCTAAGCGTCGTGCAGCTACCCACTACGGCCCTCGTGATATCGAGGATAAGTTGGGTTCCAAGCACACCGTGAAACAAGGTGAGGAAGTTCTGGAAGTCGTATACTCTTACGATGACCTGCCTACCTACGGTGACGACCAAGCAAATTTCCGTATCCCTGCTAACTCTCGGATCAAAGAAGCTACGCTTCGAGTGATCACTGCGTTCGCTGGTGGTACTTCTTACAACATCGGTTTGTATCAATCTGATGGCACTGTGATTGATGCCGACGGTATCGACGCTGCTGTAGCTACCGCTGCTATCGACGCAGTTGGTGAGACTGTGGCATGTGATGGTGCTCTGGTAGCCAATACCGCAGGTATCGGTACTGCCGCAGGTCAGGTTGTAATCGCTGCAACCGGCACTTATACCGCTGGTAAAGCTGTGCTGAAAGTAGTGTACGAACCTCTGTACGACCGTGCGTGATTCATAAGGGGGCTTCGGCCCCTTTTTTATTGTTAGGAGAATATAAATGCCTGAGCATTCAACGATTGCTAATGCAGATTGTCATGAGCCAAAACACGTCACAGATGCACTAACGTCCGATGCAGGTAAGGTAGTCACTCCTTCCAGCACAACCGCAGGTACATCAGAGCTGCGCCAGCTTACACGCGACGAGCTTAGTGACTATGTAGAACACTACGGACAACAAACTATTTCAGGTAATACCACAACCATTGCCGTGACAGCCGCAGTAGATGCGACTCTTGGCACTGCAACAGACTATATGCAGGTGACGGGCATCTTCGATGCTATCCCCGGCGGTTTGAACAATGGTGTTACCCAGCAGACTAACCAGCTTACTGTGGCCCAGACTGGTGTATATCGTATTGAGATTTACGCCAACACAAGCGCCAGCACAGCGTCTACTGTTGTAGGCTTCCGCTTCGCAGTCAATGGTACGGTGGGTGTTTCACGACAGCCTAAGAATTTGATGAAGACAGCAGGTGACGTACAGAATGGTGCAGCACATGGGTTCATTTCGCTGACTGCCAATGATGTGCTTACCCTGTGGATTGCATCTGACACCACATCAAATATCACTATTGAAGATGCTGTATTCCAGCTGACCCTAATCCGAGCATTATAATAGGAGGTTCCAATGCCTAGAGGCCGTGGAATGAAACAGTACTTCACGTTTGTGAAGGGCTGGAACACAGAAGCTACACCTACAGGCTTTCCTGAGAACTCCGCAACTGATCTGGACAATGTTATTCTGGATGTCGACGGCTCTGTCCGTCGTCGTCCGGGCTTAGACTACGAACGGAACTTTGCTAAGTTCGGCCTATCTGCTACATTGGCAGAACGTAAAGAGATGGCAGTAGGCTTCTTCGAGTGGCTTAATGTCGGCGGCTCTGGCAGCCTTACATTTACGGTTACACAGCATGCTAGTACGCTGCGCTTCCACCGCATGAATGGTGATACAACATCAGATACATTCGTTGGAACTATCGACATGACCCCGTTCATAGTTGATCCGCAAGGTGCGCCTAAGTCACTTGTGCAGGTTGTGTCAGGTCTAGGTAAGCTATTCGTATGTGGTCGCTACATCAACCCATTCTATGTGGAGTATGATGGTACATCGCTATCCGCTACGCAGGTAGATATTAAGGTCCGCGACTTCGAAGGTGATCCTGCTAACCGCACACGCGCTAACGATGAGCATCCTGTTACAGCAACTGAACCTCACGTGTATGATCTGCTTAATGCAGGCTGGCCTATTGACCGTATCAATTCCTACACTGAGGAAACCAATCTATCAGGTGAAGTACCTAACGTAACAACCATCACCTTAACAGCCATTGATGCATGGCCTAGCAAGGCAGACGTGCACTTCATTGGCATGACTACTAATGGTGCAGGTGATTTAGTATTCGATAAGAACGAGCTTGTTGAGCAGACGTTTGGTAATACACCAGCAGCAAATGGTCACTTCATTGTTGACGCATTCGCTATTGATCGTAATGCAGCCACCGGCTTGATCGGTGCTACTAACGAAGTATTCAGCACCCGCCCTGAGACAGTGGCGTTCCATAACGGGCGCGTATTCTGGGCTGGTATCTTTACACAGGAGAGAACTGGTAACGTCTATTTCTCACAGCAGCTAACCCGTCCAGATAAAGCTGGCCGCTGCTATCAGGAACAAGACCCTACATCCGAAACGTTCAATGACTTGCTTGATACGGATGGTGGCTTAATCCCAATCCCTAATGCTGGTCAGATTTATAAGATGGTCGAGGCACAGATCGGCGTACTAGTATTCGCCGGTAATGGTGTATGGATGATTGGCGGTAGCGATGGTAAGTTCTCAGCAACAAACTTCGCTGTCACCAAGATTACTGACATCGGTTGTATCGGTGCAGAGACAGTAGTAGAGGCAGATGGCACGTACCTGTACTGGTCCGATGCAGGCATCATTGCCTTAGCACCTGATCAAATCTCTGGTCAGTACAATCCTACTAACCTGACACGTAACACAATCCAGTCAGGCTATCTGTTAATCGGTGGTATCCAACGTCGCTTCGCTCGCGGTGCATACATCACTGAGGAGAAGAAAGCAGTATGGCTGTATAATACAGACTCAGCCTATGATGGTGTCACTGATCGCTGGCGTTCAAATGGTGTGCTAATCCTAGACACGCAGCTTGGCGCATGGTACAAGTACTCTATCACTGATGCTGTTGCAGGCGATGCGCCATTTGCAGTTGGTATCATTAAGACGTTGCCCTTTACATCTGGCGATGTATCCGAGGATGTGACCGTCGGCGGTGTGACCGTAACAGTCAGTGCTGTAGATGTGACAGTATCTAGCACAGGTTTTACCGGCGCAGATATTTCCGCATGGAAGATTCTCACAGTAATCGACAGTGATACAGCAGACCGTTATGACCTTACTATGTCTGAGTTCTACTCGCGCAGTTGGCATGATTGGTTTAAGACGGATGGTATCGGTGTTAACTACACCTCGTTCATTGAGACAGGTTACGAGACGATGGGTAATGTGACAATCAATAAGCAACCTGCTTATGTCTTCACGTACTTCAGCCCTGTATCCAAGTCCATTAGCACGGGTGGTTACTATGAGTTACCCCCACTGGTTGACTTTAGCTCAGGCTTCCGTGTAACGCAGGATGTGCTTGAGACATTAACAACTATTGAAACCGCTGAGATGCGTACTACGCAGTCAGTCCTTGAAACCCTGAACACCGTGTCAACAGCTGAAATGCGTGCGACTCAAGTGGTGCTCGAAGTATTAATTACGTGAGGTAATATATGGCAGACGAAATCCTATTCATGGATGGCTTTGAGCATTATGCAGCCAATGACATCCTGAAGAAATACGAAGGCTTTGTTTTTAGTATCGCATCACACTCACCGAACAACACAGAAATCACTCCACGATTCGCTACCAATGGTACGGTGAATGCGCTGATGAAGATTAATGCAAACAACGGTGATAAAGGTGGCTACTTACAGAAGGCCATCACCACTACTAATGATACGATCACAGTAGGTTTCGCAGTTTACTTGGAGAAGTCAACACCCTCGTCTGATGCTACACTGGTTAGCATGGGCGTCGCCGCTGACGATAACTACATCCGCTTAGCCTTAACTTCTTCCGCAGAGTTTAAAATCTACGCACAGGCTACACTATTAGATACCACCACCACCGTTAATGTGCCAGCAGCTACTTGGGTACACTTCGCGATAGAAACAAAGCTTGATACTACGGCCTCCGGCTACGTCAAGATTTATAAGAATGGTGTTCTCGCCCACACATTCAATGGTATTACTGATACGCAAGCTCATAACGAGCCTTGGAGTGCTGTAGGTGTGTGCTACATTGCAGGCCCAGCAGGTCTCACAGGTTACGGTGATGCGTACTGGGACGATCTATACGTTAAGAATGACGGCCCTGCATCAACTGATGCGCGTGTGATCACATTAATTCCTAATGCAGCTGGTGCGTCCACAGACTTCACCCCGAACACTGGCACTAACTACGATGCTGTGAATGAG